GTTCTCTGATTCCGTCGATATCGACTGGAGGTGCTGCTATGAAAGCAACTACGAAACATGCTGCTGCTGCGAGTAAGCATGGAATCATTAGGACACCAAACCATCCAACATAAATTCTGTTGTTAGTTGATGTTACCCATTCACAGAACTCAGGCCATCCTTGTAGGAGACCAGTTTGTCTGCGTGTAATATTTGAGGTTGTCATTGTAATAAGACGTTTTAAGTAGGGCATCAAGGGTAGATGCGAAACTTATTTCCTGTAACCCCTCGCTACAGGATATGAGAGACGAAGTATTAGACTGCCTATAGGTCTCGGTTTGTGAGCAGTGTATGAATTTATTTATCTTAGCATATCGTAACAATTGGTGTCAAGACATGAGTATATTTACCTAAATAAGCATCAGCATAATTGATGACTACCATAAGATAAACTTATCTAACATGTCTGCAATCAATATATGACATTCAATATTAGGATGTAATGTATAAGGGTTCACTAAATTATTATTCAATAAAAAATTTATTCTACCAGAGTCACGAGTCCACATTGAATGATGGTATTTAATATCAGAGTATTCTCCACACAATTTACTTAGAATATCTTTTGGATTATCATCTCCCCAAATCATATTAGGACTCTTGTAAGAATAGTCGTGGTGATTGAAAGTATCAAACCAATAATTTTTTACACCTATACTATTGAAATAATTATCCCAATGATTTATTTGTGTAGATAGTCTTTGTACCTCTGCATTATGATCATAGTGTTTCTCTCTTATATAATCTCCAATCTTCATTTGATTATGTTTTATTGAGTATGCTACAGTACCCCACTTATTATCCTTTGGTTTCCAAAACTCTCCTCTTGAGGTTGATGTGATTCCCCACAACACTATCAACTCATCATATTTTTTATAATCATCTGTATTAAAATATTCCTCCGCTAATCTTATTGATGATGCATTAGCAGATCCACCAAAAGAATAATTAATATTTTTATATCCATGTCTCTTTGAAAGAATATTTCTAAAGGAATATTTTTCATCAAGTTCATCACTCATAGTGCTGAAGAAATCATCTTCAGACATACCCTCCGATGGATAAAAAGATCCCTTACCCTTTGTCCAACTACATCCAAAAGTTATGAGTGCCTTCACGTCCATGAAATCTGCTTATCTAACATGTCTGCAAGAAGAATAGAACATTGTCTATTAGGATGATGTGTGATGGGGTTCACTAGATTTTTTTTCAGTAAAAATTTTATTCTATCATCATCTAAAACCCACTTTGAATGATGATAGTTATTCATACTAGAATTATGACCCATATCAATACACAAATTACTCATCAAATCTCTTGGTTTTTTGTGTTGCATAATCATATTAGGACTATCATAAGTGTAGTTATGGTGATTGAAAGTATCGAACCAATAATTTTTTACTCCAATAATTTTAAAATAATTATCCCAATGTTGCATTTGAGTAGATAATCTTATTACCTCCGTGTCATGATTGTAATGATCCGTTGCCCACTGTAGGTTGGGAAGTTTTGTTAGATGAAAATTCTTATATCTATTCTTTTTATTATCCCACACATCTAACCTTGCTGTAGAAGTGATACCCCATAGGATTATAACATTATTATATTTTTTATAATCATCTGTATTGAAATATTCTTCCGCTAATCTAAATTGTTTTTGGTTTGCTGAACCACCAGCAGCAAGATTTATATTCACATAATCATGTCTCCTTGATAGTATAGTTCTAAAACCATACTCATCAACTTCTTGAGGATCATGTCTCTGCATGTCTTGTCCAGACATTTCAGTGTACTTCAAGATGTTAGGATCGTACCAACTAAATTTACCTTTAGTCCAACTACATCCAAATGTTATAAGTGCATTCATGTTTTAGGTAGGTTAGGAGTAAGAACATTCTTTCTTACATATTGTCTGAATGACCATCCCCAATTCCAAACATGCATATCATATAATTCTGGTGGTAGGTCTACGAGACCAAGAGATCTCTTCAATCTCCTCACCCAAAAAGAATTGTTTTTATTTGAATCACGATTACCAAGTTGGAAACCTTTATCAAATATCATATTGATTTTATCTTGTATTGAATACTTACCATGTGTTGTCTTGATTGTAGTAGGATCATACCACCAAGATCCCTCAGGCATCCATGCAGGTGATTGAAGTGCTCTATCCCATGTATCAGGGTCTTTCAATTCATTCCAACCCACTCTGTATATTTGATGTTCATCTTGTATACCTGTGTAGGGTCTGATCTCTTTCAATAAATTATAACACTCTTCCAATATCTGATCGTAAGTACTATTCTCATCAAAATGACCTGCCTGTGGGTGTCTTTTATTTCTAGCAACTTTTGACTTAGGTGATGTGAGATCAATTCCTATAGTCTCCCAGTTGTGTATTCTACTCCACTTCAGACCAGTCAGTTGTCTTGCACAATCAAATGATATCTGATCTCTATTAGATCCTATCTTACTATACTTCCACCACAAATCATGAAACTCTTTCATCTCATCATCTACCTGTCTCCATAAACAAGTCAGTACAGGGGAGCAATACTGTTTGAAATCATAATCAATTTTTCTCAATGCATCAACAAGTTCGATGAACTGTTCTCTCGTATTGAAATTAGCACCAAACCCCTCCATCACTTCATTATGAAATGTAAACCTATGTGGGTGCAGCATGTGAGTCAATGGCACCTCTTTTAGTATTGCTTTACTCTTGTCCACCCATTCCTTAGTGTGAACATAACATCCATCTAACCATACTGTCTTAGTTCCGTTAGGGAATAGTCTATGGGGACACAACTTTGCAAAAGCAGACAACCTTCTGGGGTCTCCATCCACTTCATCATACACAAAGTCTGGTATCTCTCTGAATTCCCATGCTCCCTTCTTCTCTACCTTACCATCAGTAAAGCAAACATACTTCACGTTTGGATCATAGTACATATCATCAGGTATGGTATCATACCAATTTGTTATGCTGGTATAGATTATTATTTGATCTCTATCAGGATCATCCCACTCTATGGCATATGAATACACACCAGCGTCACCATAAAAAGGTTTACTTGTGATACGATCTGTCCCTGTTCTAAAATATTTTTTCCAATCATATAAACCAGTCACCTCAGTAAGTAAGTCTACAAACTCAACAACATCTACATCTTCATTATGATATTTGTAATCACCACACTTATTATTCCACCATTCACCATTAGGTTTAGCATCAGAAAATTGATTGATAATATCTCTAGAGTATACTTGATCAGATTTTTGTGCACATAATTGGTACGCTACAGAGAATGACAGTTGATCTCTTACACCACCCTTGTTATACCACTCCCACCACATATTATTGAACTCGTGGTCATTCCAACTCCGCCAAATTATAGTGCATAGTGGTGAGAAGTATTCTTCAAAATCAAAATCTGTCTCTGCTAATTCTATTGTAAATTTTAGAATGTCATCTGGATCAACCCACCCCTTACTGACATACTCAGCACACTCCTCAAGGTATGAGTGTTTGTGAGGGTGTTGCATGTATGTAAAGTTACCTTTTCCTATTATCTCTTCACTTACTTTTTTAAAATCATCATTGAGAAGGTGAACTTTTGACGCATCAATGTAGACGCTAGGTCCATCAAAAGGACACAATATTTTATCTTTTCTACTGCTCCTTATGGGATCACCAAGATCCTCCACCTCTGTTATAACTTGCACCCATGATGGTGCTTGAAGATCCTCAATATAATTGTTAGTGTTTATAGTATAATAAATCATAAGACTCCACTCTTAGTCATCATAAATTCATGATCATATTTTGTATATAGTTTGGGGTGTAGACCTGTAATTTTTTTCAACTCTTGTAGTAATTCGTCCTTCCTCTGGTACTGTTTTAGATCTCCTCTCTGTGGATGTTTACCTATTCTACCAAACTTATTATGATAACCTAAAGGTATACCTGATTGTTCTCTATTCTCAATGATTGATGGTATCACATCTGATTCTTTCAGTGCCATATCAAATGCAATTTGATCTCTATTACATCCTACAAGTGACCACTTGTACCATGACTCATTGAACTTATTGATCTCTGGTGATATAGTTCTCCACATTATAGTACCAAGTGGACTACTATATTTTTTGAAATCATACCCTGCATCCTTCAAGTTCTGTGTCAAAGTTATAGCATCATCGAAAGAAAAGAATGCACACATGAATCCCTCTAATATTTCATCGTAGTATGTGAATCTTGATGGGTGTCTTAGTATTGTGAAGGGGAAACATGTTCTACTCATCCTAAGAAATTGTGGGGTATGTTTATAGCATGCGTCTACCCATATTGTTTTTGATCCACTGGGAAAAAATAGATGTGGATTCGCTTTAGGATAGAATGATAATCTCCTTGGGCAATCAATATCAACATCTAGTTTGATGTACTCCCATGGTGTTATAGATGTGTCTATCGTACCATCATGGAAACAAACATATCTTACACTAGGATGATAATAATCTGACACCAGATTATCATATCCATTTGTGATGCATGTGTATATAATTATGTCACCTACATCTGTGAATGTATTTGTATTGAATGTCCTCTTCTCTATTGGAAATATCTTACGTATAGAATCAACGATGTCACCAGTGGGTTCATGTAATTTGTATGAATCCCCGTAAGATTTTACTCTACTACTCTTAGTCATATCGATAGCAAGATCAATTCTATGTGCCTTGACAACTAGAAACTCTGCGATTGAACTTGATACTTGGTCTCTATTCACACCGTTATCATACCACTCTCTCCATACTTTTCCCCACTCTATAACTTCTGGTGTTAGTCTCCTCCATATAGCACAATTGATTGTTTGATCATAAAATTTGATTGGGTATTTTACTTGCTTGATTTTTTTACACATATCAAGTATCTCATCTCTAGTAGAAAACCCATGGTAATATAGTTTCTCAAACTCTTTGATGAGAGTTCTCTTATCAGGATGTCTTTGGAGAACAAAGTCATACTCCTCAAAAATAACTTTTGAATATTCTATCAGTTCATTTGTTATAGTATATGATGCATCAATCCATACTGTAGTATCATCAGCATCAAAGTATAAGTGTGGACAATGTTTAGGGTGATATGATTTTCTTACTGGACACTCTTCATCAATCTTAATCTTTATATACTCCCACCCATCTGTGTCTGGTTTGACACCATCATAGAAACATATAAATTTTACATCTGATTTAGGTGGTGCAGATAGTTTATCATACCCATTTGTAATTGAGGTATAAAATATCATCCATTCAATTGATCTTTTGGTTGTAGTTGTCCTGACAACTCTCCTAATTTTCTATTTGTTACTTCACCTGGTTCACGAGAGAACCATCCAGTCGCTATGTATTTTGATGTATTACCTGTAAGAAATGCACCTCTATGTACATGAGTATATGCTGCAGGCCATAATACTATGGTTCCCTTCTTTGGTTGGAATGATACTTCTTGATGAAAGAAATCAGTAGCACCACCACACTCAATGGGTACATCATTTAGATATATCATCCATGTCAAAACTCTATCACGGTATAAGAAAGCACCATTCTCTGAATGCCATATGTGATACCCACCACCAGAGTTTGTCTTCTGTACCTTGCATGTCCAAGAAGAAACAGGGTCTGATGAATCTAATATTCCTTTCCATTTGCTTGCATACAATTCAAACGCTCCACCCACTGCCCGATTGACTTCCATCGCAAGAGCAGGGTCACAAATCTCAAGATATAATTGCTGATCTTTTCTCCCAAGGCCACCTTTCTTTCCAAACTGTTTGCTTCCATCACTTGTAGGTGATAGTGTAAGTTCTTTACCTGCCACCTCTGTAACTTTGACTTCCTCTATATGTTTTTTACTATACCAAAACTCAAATGAATCTATTATAGCATCACAAAAATCCCACTTGACAAAATTATCAAAGACACCTATGGCACCATGGTCAACCATGCCTGTAAAATCAGGTTGTTTGTAATCATCTAGCACTACTTCAGGCACCATGTTCCTCCTTTCCTTGGTTTATGTAGACCTGTGGTGGTATTCTACCACAGTATTCATCTAGTTGCATGACTTCTTGTATCTTTACATCAGCACCTTGCTCTCTCCAAAAATCAGTGAGTGCATGGTTACTATTCTTATGAAAGATTTCTATATGTTCTTCATGGATAGCAGATCCCATATCTAATCTGTAATTGAATAGTGGTGTAGCATATGATTTACCACTGTCAAGTATCAAGTCTTCGGAGACTGCTCTTGGTCTGATGTTTTGGTCGATTTTCCACTGCGATCCCCTGCTGTGAAGTTTGAGAAGTTTAGTTGCATGATGACGAGTAATAAGGTAGCAAGCAGCAGAAAAGTCATTTATAAATCTATGATGTAATTTTAAAGTTATACCATTAGGATTTATAATGGTCAACTGTAGGCAATCAAATGCTACAGGCACTCTACGTCTTACATCTTTCCATGTAAAATTCCAATGCCCTGCTAATGATAGATCAACATCATCTTCCATGATAAAAATCTCATCATAGTCTGTTTCTTCTACAAAGTACTTGATTGCAGACAGATGTGACATGACACACGCTAACTCACCATCATTCATACTAGGTGGTACAGTTCCCTTGAGATATGATTCATACTCAGCACCATCTATACCAGAGATCCTATGGTGATCTTTGATCTCCCAATAGTCAAACTGTTCCTCCATATATTTTTTTCTCTCAGGAAATCTGTCAAGATTTATCCACAAGACAGGAGGGAAGTGTGCTAACTTGAATACTGCTTTGTTCTTATCCATTTCTCCTCTTGATATAATCTACCTCTTCATAATATTTGAGTAGAGATTTCTTACCTTTTACTTTTAGTTCCTCCCATAGTTTCTTGTTGTCTTCACAGTATGGGTTGTTGAACCATGAGTTCTTTGTTCTACCATGCTCAAGATGGAATACATTTTCAGTCAACCTTGCAACACTTGATAATAAATTGAATCTAAAATATCTCTCATCATCTTCATATCCATATGCTATAAAGTTTTCATTCTCACCACCTAATTTTTTATACTCTTTAGTATCAAAGAACTGACAGAATCCATACTTAGCATCCCACTTTCTCATTTTTCCATTGAATGCCTCAAAGTTGAATCCACTATTGATAAATGCGGTTGCATGATCATCAGCAATGTGACATTGATATTGATACTCACCAAGACCATATGGATATACAACTTTCACAGGTTGACCACCCTCTGCATCGGGATGAACCCACTCCTTCATTATCATGTTGGTTGCGTTGATGTATGAATCAAGTGGTAATATAATATCACTATCATAATTAGCAACGACTGGTGTCTCCACCATCCACAACATGTCATTTAATATTTTTGTTCTATGAAAAGTAAACTCATCACTCTGCTCAAAAACATGATGTATGCTTGCAAGCATTTCTGGTTCAAGTGCTTGCTCTAGTAATGGTTTTACATCACGTAAATATACTGACTCTTTATCTACCTCTTTGACTATAATTCTACATGCAAAATTACGTGTGAGATATATCAAAGTGGTTATGATATTTCTCATGCGATCAGCAGTCTCAATTCTAAGGGGTATGATAAAGGTACACTTGAGAAGATCAAATCTTTTTACCTCTTGTCCGTCTATCATATTACCTCCCAGTTGTTACAGTAAAGATCAGATGTGTCATGATCTTTAGTGTACCCTTCACCAAACCATTTCTTTGGTGCAATGATTTTTTTGTCAGGGTTCTTACTCAACCATGATCCCCACCAAGAGAATGATGAATTAGCGATAATAAAATCAGAACACATACTCATCATGCACAAGTCTGCAAGATTGTCACCACCTTCTGAGATAAGGAACCTGTCATCAGGGAACTCAGTGCTACACCATTTAGGATCATCAGAAAAAATAACCACTGTACGATGGTTATCAAACTTTGACAATGCAGTGTCATAATATTCTTTTGGGCAAGGTGGATGGTTGTCACAATTTTGTATGTAATCACCACGACGTACGTGTAGTGCAATTGGATCTTGAACAGTTGAGATCATATCCTCACACGGTGCTTTGATTTCATTCTTGAACTCAAAATCCTGTCGTATATCTTCTTCTATATTATCAAAGTATTTTGTGCTCTGCAAATATGCATACACATTGTGACCGTCTGGCATATTATCATACAAGTTCTGATCAAAATGAAAGTGTGCTTCCTGTACATAAGGACCTGCACATACACCTATGTTTGTAAGACCCTTGAGTTTGAATGCCTCAAATAATTGATGGTCATTCCACTCATCATTGAAGTCACTCTCTGGTATCATGAAATCAAATCCACGGTGGGCAGCGATACCTCTGAGTCCAGCATACTGAAACATCTGGTTGCCTAATCTTCCATGTCTTCCTAGATGGTTGAATCCTATAGTCATACTAAATGTTTTTTCTTCAAGTAATCAATCTCCTCTGGTATGAGGTGGTCGTTTGATCTTTGTGTTTGATTCGGATGTTCTCTGTTTGATATATGTATGTCCTTTAGTACGACTGGATGTCCGAGCATCGTGTACAATCTATAGTACATGTCACAGTCCATTAGCATAACCAACTTCTCGTCAAAGTATTCTCCAAGACCATTCCTAACAGCAAGAATTGAAGGAGAACTAAGAGTATTGACACCCTCCAATAATCTGTCGTTGTAAACTGGTAACTTCGGGTTGTAATGTGTCTGACCATTGTCAAGAGTGTGAGCAAAACCTGTCACTGCCCATCTTACATCTGATGTAAATGCTTTGTCAAGTTCCTCTGTAAGATTTGATGTAAGAATGAAATCATCTGAGTATAATATTTTTATTATCTCTCCCTCTGCCATCGTCATAGCACTATTTGTATTGACTGATATGTTACCCTCTGGTGCTTTCTTGTAGGTGATGTTTAATATATCCCAATAGTCATTCAATGCTCTGAGTATTCTATTCTCATTACCTTGATGTGATACACATATCTCGAAGTCTTTGAATGTTTGTTGTGATAGAGGGTATAATATATCAAACATATATTGCTCACACCTTGCATGGTCGTGAGTAGGAATACAATAACTTACTCTCATATCAACTCCAAAATTTGTTGAGCATGTATAGCATGACCCTCCTCATTAGGATGACCACCACTTGCTCTTGACACATCACCACAATACACATCGTAAGTTAGTTTACAATTTTTTTTCTTTTTAGTTGTGGCCAATATTAGAGGCACAGAATTTGCTTTACAATAACTCCTTATAGCAGTAGCGTACATGTCATCGTAAGTGTCACCATACTCATCTTCATAGATGTATCTGTAATAATCTAACCATGCTTTGTCTATATTATCAAGGACAGCATTATTGAGTAATAACTTTCTCTGATCTTTACACCACCTTACCTCACGCAGTTGATTGATAGATAGTTTAGCAGTTTGAGACCAGTTTCTATTCTGTACAAATTTTCTCATATCCTTATCATAATACTCCATTCTCTGAGGATATGTCATTTGTATTACAATCAGATCAAACTCACTTAGATCTTTATGATCAACTAATAACTGTCTAACCATACGAGAATTACTCGCACCTGGTTTAGATATATTATATTCTTCTGCACCCAATTTATCTGATACTATTTTACTATATCGTGATTGATATGGATCTTTGAGTTCAGCACCCCAAGTCCAAGAGCATCCATCGAAATATATCTTCATAAATCAAGCACTACCTCATATGGTTGACATCTTCTACTTCTTAGTTTGTCTCTGATACCTTGATCGATTGATTCATGTATGTACCACTCCTCCATTGTGCAAGGTCCGTTCATTATATCTTCCCCTACTAAATCATATCCATGTTTTTCAAATATTTCTCTGTGTCCATATACATCACCCCACTGTCTGTATAAATCATGCTCATAAGTAATACACTTGAATTGTAATTCATCAAGAGGAAAATTTCTTAATGCTTCTAGTGTATTATGTGGTGGTTCCAGATCAAAGGATAAGTAATCTATCTCTCTTGGTAGACCAAGGTCATCGACTGCTTTTACGTAGTCAAATTTCATAGCATCTGCTTCATAGAGTGTGGTCTTAGGTCGTACTCCTTCCCACTCTGCACACAGATCATGTTCCAATTCTATTGAGAATCCTCTCCAGTTATATCCACTCTCTAATAACCATGTATTGTTACCTACGAATGGCACTGCACCACCCACCTCTATGAATGTGCCATCAATCTTTGCATCTGTAACAACCAAAGCAAATATATCTTGCCACACTTGAGAGTAATTCTTATTGAGATTTTTCAAACCCTCAGGTTTTACCTTCAAGTAGTTCCAATCTTTATGGAACCAATTGGTTTGACCTTCACCACTAATCGGCATTGTTTACTTCCTCAATAATTTTACGAGTGAGTCTAGGCACGACATCATTGTCACTATGAAATCTCTTAGCAACCTCATAGTTATGTTCTATCGCTTTCCTTCTCTTATCATAGCAGTCTGAGTCAAGTTTGCCGACTATTTTTTTCAACTCATCAAGATCATTGAATGTTATGATGCCATCCATGTGAAACCAGTCACTTATATTAGGACAACCAAAGTATATGGGTACAGTTTTAGATGCGAAGCAATCTATTATCTTCTCGGTAAAGTAATTCTTTTGTTGAGAGTTCTCCACAGCGATATGGAACTTAGAACTTTCAAAAAAATCATTTCTCCTTTGATGAAATGGTGGTGACATGTGTGAATAGTATTGCATACCATTTGACACATCTACCTCTTTTAAGTATTCGTATATGTCTATTCGTAATTGATGACCCTTGCTCTGACTCTTACTACTCGTAACAAAAGATATATTATTTGTTTTGTTTATCTTCAAGTCTTTGAAGTCTAACCAACTACTACCCCACTCAAATAATTCTGCTTGTGGGTATCTGTCTATGAAACTTTGACAGAAGGTGTATATCTTATCAAACTTATATGCACATCGTAATGCTCCTTCACTCACTGTTGGTAGAATAGCAAGTGGTTCTGCTAGGAATAAAATCTTGTAGTCTGCTGACTTGTCATGATCTAGATTGTCAATAGAGATACTAACTTTCTTATTGAAGTCTAGTCCTCTGTCACCCCATGGATTCCACCACAGTGGGTATATGCTCGCAGGTTTCATCGTATGTTTTGAAAATGATAATGGAAACCAAAAGTTTCTTCTTCACTGTCAGGCAGCATGTCTTCCCTAGAGAATTTACTCGCCACCTCGACGGGAGCATACACACATCCCTGTGCCTCGAAGATGTGTCGGTTGTGGCAGCATATGTTCCCGTCCTCATTATATAGACCTGCGTTCTGATGCTTATAAAACGTTCCTTCGTTTACTTCCCAAGGGACGGTGACTTTACTGGGGACTTCGAGAAGACGCTTGGAGCGTAAGGAAAATCCTCCATTACCGACACGTTGGTTTCTTCCCC